CTGTGAGGGGGCCTGAGGGTACGCCTAGTTGCCCCCATCACCACGAGAGCCCCCTAGGAGCCTCTGTGAGGGCCTTGGGGGCTGTCGTGCGGTTATCCCCCTCTGGGGGGCTGGAGGCGTCTCAGGGTGCCTGTGTGTCCCTCTACTGGAAGTCTCCAGCCCACCGGTCGGCTAGCACCTTGCCGTCCTCGTCGGTGATCCAGAGGCTGCCCGTCGTGAGGTACTCGGCGGGCGTCTCCAGCGTCTGGCGGTACGTGCAGCGCGTCTCCAACTCGTAGCCATACCGGAGGCCGTCCCACGGGTGGAAGCCCTCCTCGTCCCAGAGGTCCTCGTCCAGCGTCGTGGCGGCCTCCATGTCGGTGGACCAGTCCGTCCCGGCCTCCATCCAGATGAGGTCGAAGAGAGGGTCGAAGTCGAACGTCGGCACCACCGGGGGCACATGGTCGGGGCGGCACCAGCCGCACTCTGTGCGACCGTCGGTGGACGGTGCCACGCCTCCGCAGTGGGGGCACTCTGGGTTGGTCATGCCGACACCTCGTCCTGCTTGTAGTACATGAGGGCCTGACCGAACACCTCGTCCAGATCCTCGGTGCCGAAGACCATCGACAGGGCGATGCTCAGGGCGTCGGCCTCCTCCTCGTTCAGGACGATGACGGTCAGGTTCTTGCCGCTCGTGATCTCAGCCATTGTTGTGGGCCTCCTCCTCGTCAATCCCTTCATGGATCTCCTCAAGGCACAGAGCGTCCCTCTCGGTCTTGCCGGGGCCGGTCCACGCTGCCCACAGGGGGCACCAGATACCTTTGCCGCAGTCGCACAGCCGGGGGTCTTCGATGGACTCATCGACATCGTCAGCAGTACTCCCACTCTCGGTGGTGGAGGTGGGGGGGACGTGTCCGTCTGTTGACCACTGCTGGTGGTCGAACTCCCCGGAGAGCACTCGTGCGATGACCTCGGCCCACGTCAGGCTGAACCCCTTGGTCCGGGGACGGTCACGCCACCCTGCCGACTGGCTGTCCAACACGAGGTCCAGCCCCGTGTCGGAGACCGTCAGCAGTACGGCGGTGCCCTCGTCACCGTCGACCACGAACAGGTGGTCCAGCCGGTCACCTCGTGAGTAGTCGATGTGCTGGGTCGGGTGGATGGTGTGGGTCATGCGGCCTCCTCGGCCTCGTTGGTAAGTTCGGTCAGGATGACCCACGTCAGACGGTGGGCCACCTCGTAGAGGATGCCCGTGGCCTGATCGGTCAGGCTGACCTTGGCACCAAGATGGTCCCGGTCATCGATGATGGCGAGGTCGTCGTCCTGCCAGAGGCAGAGGTCGGTGAACACCTGCCACCGGCTGTGGGTCGCCAGCGGGATGGACTCGTCGGCCAGATGGTGGGTGGCCTCGTGCCACCAGTCGTCGTCACCGGCCTCCACGGTCCCCCTGCGCTCCTCGGTGGCCTCGGCCCACCAGTTAGCCACGGCGTCCCTCAGAGCGATCAGGAAGTCCGCTCCGGGGGAGTCAACGCTGTCCGGCCCCTGCACCCCAGCCTCGTTGGAGAGGCGGTAGGCGGTCCACTCGGTGGGGTCGGTGTCGGTGAGTGAGTGGTGGGTCATGCCGACACCTCGGTCCCGGTGAGGTTCACCACGCAGATGTCCTCGCCCGCCTTGGCCTGCCGGGCCTGCTCCGTGATGGCCGCACTCAGGGCGTCCACCACAGCCTGCTCCTGACCGACCGGGAGGTACACGGTCACGTCCCCGATGTCGATGGCGACCTTGCCTGAGACCACGGTCGCACAGACCGTGAAGGCGTGGTCAGCAAAGGGTGAGTTCTCCGAAGGGAGCGCCCACTCCCGATCCTTCTGGTGGACGGTCAGGGCGATGCGGTTGGTCGCCTTGCCGGGAGCGCCGAACGAGGTGGCGTCGGCCGTGTACGTCCGGCCGTCGACATTGGTGTGGCCGCTCCAGAAGGTGTCGAACTGGGTGGGCACGGTGGCGGTGATGGTGGGGATTCTCATGTCGTGTGGTCTCTCTCTCGTGTTGGTGTATCGGTGGTGTGTGGGTGGTGTTGGTTGGGGGCCAACCGGGGAAGCCACACACTCCCCCGGCCAGCCGATCTGGGTCAGCCGCCGTAGTACTCCAGCAGGGCGGCGGTGATGCTGGCATCGTCCACCAGCCCGTCGCAGACGAGGCCGTCGTGGATCATCGTGGTGGCCTGTGACTTGGCCGTCAGCAATCCGAAGACGTTGGCGTCGATGCTGTCTCGCCCATCCTCAAACGCTGCGATGGCGATGGTCGAAAATACCTCAGGTGCGCCGTGGAGGCGGCAGAGGCGATCCTCCACCTGAGCAAGATCGGAGGGCGTCCACGGGAGGCTGTGGACGATGATGGTCCTGCACTTGGCTGGTGAGTCCGGGGAGCCACCGTGGAGCGTCAGGCCGGTTCCAGCGGCCACGATGTTGCCCACGAGCACCGGCACGCTGTCCTCGTCGTCGGTGGTGAACCTGCGCTGGGCCTCGGCCTTGGCGTTGTCCGACATGCCGCCCGTGATCTTCACGCACCGGTCTCCGAACGCCTCAGCGATGGCGTCTGCTTCGGCCCGGAACCACGTTGCGATGAACACTCGCTCGCCCTCGGCCACCTTTTCCGAGGCACGCTCCACCGTGCTCTTGATCTTGCCCATTCCTGCGAGGCGGCGAAGGTGCGAGAGGAGGACGAGGGCCTCTGCCCGCATGGACCTCTCGGCCTGTGCGTAGGACCGGCCACACTCGTTGGTCAGGTACGAGCGGAGGTCGTCCTCGGCCTTGGCGTACGCCTTCGCCTCCTTCGGGGCGACCTCGGCGTACCAGACGTTCCGGGTCTTGCTCAGGTCCTTCAGTTCCGGCACGTCCTTGCGGAGGCGGCGGTACATGCCCACGTTGCCCACGAGGTTCTTGTGGAGCACGTCAAGGTCGGCTGCGGCACGTCGTCCAAACCGGTCGCCAGCGACCTTCGGGGCGAACGTGTTGAGGAACCGAAACACGTTGGCGTCGGTGAGTGTCTTCGGGTTGATCTTGCCGAACGGGAACGACCCGTCCTGCTTCGGAGCGGCCTCGCCCAGACGGTCCAGAATCGACAGGGGCTGGGAGAGTTCGGTGGGCCGACCGTTGTTCGTGAGCGTGCCCGTGAGGAGCCAGCGGCAGCCATCGGCGGGGAGGGACCGGGCGACTTTCAGGATGGCGTTGGAGCGCTGGCTGGTGGACTTGGTGCGCTGGCATTCATCGACCACGACGCCGGTCACGCCGACCTCCACGAGGGTGTCGGCCCACGCTGCGGCGACGGAGTCGCCCACGAGGTAGACCTCCACGTCGGTGGGCAACTCGTAGACCCGACGACCGGTGATCGTGTGGACCTTGGTGCCGGGGCGGAATGCCTCAAACTCGTGGAGCCACGTCCGGCGAAGGGAGGGCGGCACGAAGACCACGATGCGACCGGGCTGCGGGCCGTGGACCAGAGCGGAGGCGATGGCGTTGATCACGACCGGAGTCTTGCCCATGCCCATCTCCATCGACAAGAAGGTCCGGCGTCCCACCGGGCTGCTCAGGAGGTGGTCCAGCGCATCGGTCTGGAAGTCGTAGAGGGGCAGCCCACCGGGGCACTCCACAGCAGGCCACGGGGCGAGCGTGGGATGGGGGCGACCGACCACGGTGGTGTCGACCGGGCGGGGGGCCGTGGTCGTTTCTAGTCCGGCGAGGAAGGTGGCTGTGTCTGTCATGTGTGGTGGCTCCTGTGTGGGGGGCTGGGTGGGGGAGGATGGTTCCTCCCCGCTGCACTACCCATGCTACTGCCACCTCAGGGAGATTAGCAAGGGCAGAAGCAAGATTTCTGTACTGGATCACTCCTAGTGGTCGACCTCGGCGGACGTGTCTGTCCGTTGACCACTAGGAGTGATGCTGTACTGCTATCGTCAGCCGTAGACCAGCACTCCGAAGAGGGCGAACTGGACGACCATGTCTGCGGTATCGGCGTCCTGAATGTCCTCCCACGCCTCGGTGTCCTTGCC